GTAAGTTAACTGCTATTCGAAGAAAGCTCCGCCTGTCTTAAGCACAGTCTCTAAAGGATCGTTAGCTACCCCTTCCTCAAAAGCGATAACTACAGTACATCTACCTAAACCTGAACCTGCTACTGCATGCCCTGGGTCAGCTAATTCGCAGTCTAAAGAAACTACATTATACTCTTTACTTGAATCTGCATACAAAGTAATCAAATCTTGATTACTTGGCATAACATTATTACGGTATGGAGCTCCGTTAGCTCCTACTGCAAACCATTCTAGCTCTGCAATATTCTTACCATCATTAACCCCTTTAGAAGGAGCAGTTGTAAGAGTTACAACGGCAGCTCCGAATCCATCTAAAGTAGCATCAAAAGATACAACAGTATCTGTGTGAAGACCTAAAGACCACGTTTGAGCTAAACCTGTAATATAAAATTCAGTGTTACTAGTTTTAGTAGCATCTACTTTACCTGTTAAAGCTCCGTCAACGTTATCAATCTTAGCTATAAATTTATCTACAACCTCTCCTGCAGTTACTGTGTCTCCAGTTGTGTACTCAAAGAAGTGTAAATCAGATTGCTCTGAAAATAACTCTACGTTATTTTTAAAACTTAATCTTAAAGTGTAACGAGTATTAGCTACATCAGAAACTGCTGAAATAGTTGTTACTTGTTGAGCCCTAGCATTAGGTGTACCTAAGATTGACCCTGCCTGCTTTTGCGTACGTTTAACAACTTTAGATGCCTTCAAAATAGGAGACCATCTAACTTCATTATCTGCTAATTTTTGGCCGATCTTAAAGTACCCTGAAGCCGCTGCTCCTGATCCTGCATCATAAGCTACTTCTGCTCCAGATACACATAAAAGCCCATTCTCCTCATTAGCCACTAGTAAATCTCCAATAGCTGCTGTTGGTACATCTACAAGTTCCATAGTATTAGCTACGAATACATGTAGTGAATTATCTGTTTTAAACATTTGTTTTCTATTTTAAAAATTAATTATATTGTGATTGCTGCTCCGCCTATCCACTTAACATAAACTCCTACTTTAGGTGTTCCTGTCATTGAAGAGCAATCTTCTTTAGTACATACGTGGAAAAAAGTTGCATCTGTTCCTCTGTCTACAGGTAAATTACCAAATACAGATTCGCCAACAACTCCTGCGCTAGATGCATCTAAATCAGCATCTGGTTTAGAAACATCGCCTGCAACATTTGCACCTACAATTTCTGTACCTGCTGAAGCAGCATCGTCAGCTACTGCTGCACTGTGCACCTCAAGAGCTACATCTCCGTGAGCAGAAGTTGCAATTTCTACAACAGTTAAACCTGCCTCAATTACTACACATCCCGCAGGAAGTTTTTTAGATAAAGATGCAGATACGTCGTCATCATCAGATGCCGATAAACTAACTACCTCGTACATTTCGTGAACTCCTACGCCAGAAGAAGCCGCATTTGCAATTGATTTCCCAATTGCTCCTGAAGACTTATGAGAAACTAAATCACCTACAATAGTTTGATCACTTGCATCAGATTGACTGACATGATCTCCTATCAAGGTGTTAAAGTCCTGCGCTCGAACGGGAGTATTACCAACTAATCCTACTTTATTTTTAGCAGGGCCTACGTTAGCATTTGTTATTTTTGCTGTTCTTGCCATTTTATTTTATTCTATTTCGTTAAGTTCAATTTTACTAGACTGGTATCTTGGGTCCTCGATATTCTCAAGGGCTTCAACAACAGCCATTCTAACAATCTCTCTGTGTGTATGTCCTGCTAAATCACAATCAGTAGAATTGGTCTTACTTACTATTGCAGGATTCTTTAGGTATCTAAGATAATAATTAAGTATAGAAGTACCTTCTGCATAAATAAGTTCCACAGTGTTTTCACCAGAGTCTAGCCTATAAATATTCGTTTTATTAGGCTTATTAAAAGGGTCGTCTACAATTTTATTATATCTATCATGAGTTATTGGTTTAACCCCCACTCTTTTAGAGATATTATTTCCGTAAACTATCTGAGTTTCCTCATTTATAGCATGTCTATAATCATCGGGTAAATTTACGAGCAGTGAGTTAGGTTTTGGCCCCTCAGTCGTTAAATTAAAAGAAGAAGCGGTAGTGATTAGATTTCTTAAGTCATCTCTACGTTTCTGATCCTCCTCAAACCCAGTACGCCTAGGATTATTACCAAATGCACGTTTAGCTACAAATCTTTCGATTGCTGCGTTTAAAAACATATCAATCTCTGTAGACAGGAAATTTGGACTCCCTGCAGAGTCCGCCTTATCCATTAGTAACTTAAATTCATTATGCATATTAGTAATAGTCATACTACTTGCTTATAGAAAGTTTACCTTTTAAATCAATATACACTTCCTGATTGTCAGGGTTTTGTAAATACTCAATCGCCTGTTCTAATGTAAATCCTACAACATCTCCACCAGGTAGAGTGTATTTAGTACCACTTTTAACCATCACTCTTTCTTTTAAGCAATCATCAATGAATGCTCTCATTTCGAATGTTGGGTCATCAACTGTATCTAAGAATTCTTTAGGGCTATCAGTAACGATTTTATCAAGTTGAGACTCGACGAAATCTACAGAAGCATCTTCTCCTGCTCGTTTACCCATAACCTTAAGAACATTAGACATCTCTGTTGTAGACATGTTACTAAATCTCTTGTAAGCTTTACGCTTAAGTTTAGACTTTTTATTTTCTACTTTGGCCTCTTGCTCAACTGAGGTCATTATGTATTCTGCGAACGGAGAGTCAAAGCGCTCTAACTCCGAGTTTGCAACGCGCTGGTGCGCTTTAAGGACAAAGTAAATTAACTCATCATCTGGATTAGACATATTCAGTTCCTTCCCGTCTTTTGGTACGTCTATATAGAATTTATTCCAATAGTCTTTATTGTACCTAGAAAGTGTCCCTGAAGACATGTTCATTTTTTTCTCAAGACGACGTTCGTCATCTTCAGTTAATCCAGTATTCAGAATTCCTGTGCCACGCTGAGACTGAACTGTCAGTCTCTCAAAACACCTAGAATAACGGATGCTCCCGTCGTGATCGTCGGGAAGCCATCCGTGCTTCTTTATAGGTTTTAACGTAACTCTATCTAAAACTGCATTAGAAACACTTTCACTCTCCATTACCGCTGCGTCCGAAGTATACACTTCTTCCGTTTTAGCCTTCTTTGCTTTCGCCATCATTTGTGTTTTTAAATTAGTTATTTATTTTTAAATTGTAGAGTTGTAAATTAATTCACAACACGACATAGGGTTTGCGATCAATACACCTTGTTGCGCTTGTGCGAACAATTGGTATCCATCTACCGCTGACGCTGATCCTTTTGAGAACGACGTGTTTGGTCCTAACGGTGAAGTTGAACCAGCAACATGCCACATCAATTCCTTACGACCTTTAGGGTAAACTCTTTTAATGTTCTTCTCACCACCTGAAGTACCCATGTTAAGGATAGTATAACGGTAAGACTCAGTATAACCACCTTTTGGGTGAGGGATACGGTTACGAACTTCGTTATCATATAATGGTAAGTGAACTAAAGTGAAACGGATACCTTGTGGTCCCATAAACTCTCTGTACTGACCTTGGAATGATAAGTTTTGACCAGAACCACCAATACGCTTAGAATCCAATGGTTGGAAACGAGCTGCATGATTTTCTAGTGCTCTGTGGAATTGTACCATACCACGCTCTCCTGTAAAGGCAACGAAGTGACGTTGGTCTTCTGGAAGAATGTTAATAGATAAATTCAATAATACATCTTCTAAGAAGTCAATTGTAAACTCGTTATAATTGAATTTGTAAGAAGGTGAAATTTGCTCACGGATACCTGCACCCTCGATGATTGGAGTACCAGACTCACCCATCATGTTGTAAGTACCATTCGCTTGTTTGTTAGATTTAGAGAACCATAACATACGTTCTTTCTCCTTAGCCCATTGACAAATGAATTCCCATTCAGCATATTGAGTCCAGATCTTAGAAGTCTTGTTTGACTTAGGATCTAACATCTCAATAACTAACGGACGTTGGTGCATGTTTCCAGGCACTGTATAAGTCTTAGACATGAAAGACATAGCATTACGCATTTTGAACGGAGAAGTATAGCTTGTTTCACCATAAGTTCTGTTCAATGTTCTTTCTTGCGGAGAATATTCTTTACTTACTTTCGCACCAGCTACTAATAAAGAAGCTGCAACATCAGTAGCAGAATGTACCATAGCTTGACAAGGATATACCCAGTAAGTACCTTGCATATAAGGTTCTTGCATAACACGTAAAGCTGTTTCACCATCATCTAAGATAAGTTTATCAGTTTTAGCGAAATACTTTTCTCCTAACTTCAAGTTTATTACTGCACCATAAGCACCTCCTGTAGTAGTAACTACGATAGGTAGAGCTTTCTCATCATCACCTTTCAATAACCACTCGAAGTCGTTATCGTCAGCTAGTTCTTGTTCACCACCACCAATTGAAAGGAAGTAGTCCATACCAGCGTACTGGTTTAGCCCGAACACTCTACTAATGATATTTGATACCAATGTAGGTTCTTGAGCGAATACACTACCAAGGTGGTTTTCAGTTGTTAAACCAGACCAACTCTTCGGAGCATACAATTGTAAATTACTAATTGCGTTTGTTGCCATTGTAAATTAATTTAATTAATTGATTGTTTATATATATATTAAGCAGCTCCTATCGCAGAGATTTCCTCATCGTACCAAAATCAATATTCTTTGAGTTACCTCTGCTTGGCCTGGACCCTGCTTTCTTCGTACTCTTTATAACTCCCGCCAATTTCTTAGTTGCCTTAGACGTTGACTGGCGTTCGAATGCTGAAAAATCCCACTTAAGGACTGTTGCTAAATATGCTATTTTAAGATCAAACTCAGGGTCGACTTCTCTAGCCCTCATTATCTCATTCTTACCATTTTTATCTAATTTGGTGATTCCTTTGTAAACAGCTTCTTTATCTTTCGGGGACATGGTAAACCCTGGGATAATTTCTTCTTTCTCACCTATATGACCTTTAAGGTCTGTAAGCCACTTTTCGTGTGCTTGTACTCTATTTTGTTGCTCTTGCTTTTGTTGCTGAACATATGCCTCTTTCTGAGCTTTTTGTCCCTCAACTAAAGATGCTAAAGCATCTTCCGCTTCTTCTTGAAGTACTCCTGTATCTTCGTAACGCTGAAGTTTCTTTTGAATTCTTTCGTTGCTCCACCCAGATCTAGTAAGTAATTCCTTAACTAAATTCTTCTGAAGACCTTCGTTAGATTCTAATTGATCAGTAGTAATAGATTCAAATACCTGCTCTTGGCTTTGCATATTCATTAACTCTGTTAAAGGAACTCCCTCTTCATAGTTATCTAATAAGTATTTAATCTCTAGAGGCATACTATCTTTATAGTCTTCTACCTTCTTATCTACTGTACCTGAGAGTTTAGTCATTAACCACTCGTCCGACTCTTCGAATTCATCATCTTCAAAATCAATGATACCATTTTCTCTTTGCATCTCTGCAAAAACCCTAAACGCATTAACCTCTTCTTCTTGGTCATCGCTTGCTTCAGGGCCCTTAGAAAGGTCTTCCTCTTTATCGTCTTCCTGGTCACCTTCATCAGTGCTCTCAGTTTCTTCAGATTCTTTTTTAGCTTCTACAGAATCTTCTGCTTTAGCTTCTATTGGATCTTCCTCGGGAAGCTCTTCGACTTCCTTGATCGCTAAGCCTGGTTGAAATATACTAGGCTCTTCTTCGACAGACTGGTGTCCGTCCTCTTCCTTCTTAGTGGCGTCTCCTTCAGGGGCTGATGCGATACCGTCAAGCACGCTTAAATCTAGCCCTCCCAAAATATCATCTTCTTCAAATGCCATACTAAATTATTTACTGGTTAACAAAAATATAAATACATTTCCATATAAACAACCCTTTTTATAGGGGTTTTAGGAATAATGTCCTAATTTTATAGCTAAAACCTAATTTCTCAGGTTATATTTTTAACTACTCGCTTTTTTATTAGCTGCCTTACGTTTTATCTCTTCGTCAGCCTTATTTTTACGCATAGTCTCCTGATGCTTCTGTTTATCAAGATCCAGTTTAGCCATATCAATACTATCTCTAATACCGTTATCATTGGCATCTGGGTCTATTGCATCTCCTGCCATTTTAGTCATAGCACTCATTCTAGCTATCTGGAGTTTCGTACTGTTATCCTCAGTATTTCTAGCATCCTCTCTATTCTCTTTTTCGACTTCGAGTTGTAGCTTGGATTGTTCGATTTGCAGTTTGGCTTGCTCGGTTTGGAGTTTAGCTTGTTCTGCTTGCTGCTGCATTTGCATTTGCTGTTGCTGCATTTGCGAGTCTTGTTGCTGTCTTGCCGCTTCAGATTCTTTAATCTTAATACGGATGTCAGCCAACGAACTAGAGTTGTATACATCGATAACATCTGATATAGTCATTTTGTCGTTTTGTAGCGCTGCTTGAGTCAGAGATTTAAGAGCCTCTAAAGCTTGTAAATCTTGATTAGCATTCGATACGAATATACCATACTCAGAATACCCAAATTCGTCTCCCATTAATTTGAAAGACATTGTAGCTAAATCATCTGTTACATATTGGAAGCGCTTAGTCTTACCAGAGTATACGTCTTTAGCTACATCTACTAGTGTAGAGAGTACTCTTGTTTTTGTATGATTGTGAATCTCATACCACTTCTCTGTAATATGAGAGGATTGTTGAACCGCTCTTTCAGTAGTTCCTACAAGTTCAGAAGAGGATATACTTCCTAGTCTCTGTCTTGTAACCCCCGAAAGACTTTGTAAATTCTCTTCTACAAATTGTAATAATTGGATATGCTGCTGGATATAGTTACCCGTCTCCATATCTAATACCTTATTTTGTGTAGAGATATTACCTGCAAGCTTACCTGAGGATTGTCCCTTCTTACCTTCATTGAATGAATCTACAAAACCAAACTTCATTGATTGTGCGTAATACATCCACTTCTCTACATCCCAACCATCTGGAACTAGAGATAAATCTATAAGAGCAATTTTCCCTTGGTTAGACGCTATTGCTAACTCTAGCCTGTACCACATCGTGATGTACAAATAAATCCAAGGAACCAAACGGTCCATAAGAGATACTGACTGAGAGTTGTTAGCATTATATACTGTTCCTACATAACCTGATTTGCAGTGAGACAGGTTATCCATTTTTCTAAACTGTTGCTTTCTAGCTCGGATATTAATATAAATATTCTCTCCTAACTTAGTACCTTCCCAATATTCATTAATCCACATCCATTCTATACGTTCCCCTAGAGTTTCGTCTATCTTGTAGGACTCATTAACTATATCTTCTTGGGGCATACCTTGCTCATCAAAATAGAATAGTCTTCCAATCTTACGCATAGACTTCCATACAACTTTAGTAACTCTTAAGTTACCATCCTCATCTCTAAAGTTCTGTGTTGGGTCCTCTCCTGGTAACTTGTCTACACTTTCGACAGTTAATTTAGGAGGGTTAGCGTGGTTTAATAATGAATCTCCGAACGTAGACTCATTTCCTTGCTCCTTTTCTAAGTCGTCGACTTGTTTAGGTGTAAGGTCTTCATAGTAGAAATCGATAATAGAGTTGATAGACATATAAGTATCCTCAACAATAGCATCTGCATCATCTACATAATCTGAATTATTGGTAAGTAAGCAATAAAACTCTAAAGGGTTAACTCTTCTAGCAGTAGGTTCTTGAGCTACTTGCTCAATACAGTAAATCTCCTCTCCTGCTAATAAAGCGTCTTCCCATCCCTTTTGAAATAGGGTTTTTAAATCTTGATCTTTTTCTAAAAACTTCAACAGCTTGTGAGCTGTAGATTCATTCATATCCTGGAAGTCATACTTAAAGTACTTTTCCATACGTTTCAAATGCTCAGGGATACTACCTTCTATCTGTTGAGCTTGTTGTTGCTGCTCTTCTTCAGATTTAGGGTCTGGCATTTCTTTAGACATAAGTTCCCTATGCTGACCGATAAGACCTTTAAAAGTCTCTACAATCTGCTTCTTCATTTCCTCTTCTTTAGCGGAAATAGAACCTTCATTCATAGCTCTGACTACATAATCAAATCTACGTTTTGACTCTTCTCCGAATAAAAGGTTAAAGATTGGGGAAACTACATCATAGTATTGGAGGGTGGCAGGCATTTCTGCTGTCCCTCCTAATCCTAATGGGTCTGTTACATGTTCTAGATCTTCCTTATCAAACTTTCCGTTGTATAAGTCGTAGTTCCTCTGCTTCTTAGCTTTAGGACTTCTTCTTGATCTATCATAGGTACCAATAAGACCTAATGCAGCCTCAATACATTCCTCTCCCCATTTCTGAGTCTTTTTTCTTCGACTCAGTTTTTGTCTAGGAAATTCTATATTGGCCATATGTAATTTTTAGTCTACTTCTAATAATAAGAATTCTACCCTAGGTGTACCTGAAACAGATTTTACCTGGATTTTAGTGTTATCTGCTGTAGGGTAAAACATAAATTCTCCTGGAGCTAATTTAGCAAAAGCGGTATTACCGTCATCTGCAAAAAGCAAATCAATTGTGGAATCTAAATTTTTTGCATATACATATGCTTTTCTACCCCCGCCAGTAGTACCTGCTAAAGCTTCAATATTTATATCTGCGTAGGAAGTACTAGTTGTCATTGTTGTTAACCCTTGACGATTATCACCGTCTATAGTTAATGAATCTGTTACAGTTTTTGATAAATTAACACTATCAAATAAATCTGTACTACTTATACTAAAAGTTGCCTTTAAAGTTGCGTTTGCCATGTCCTGAGTATTTTATAAATTATTGTGATTTTTCCATTAAAATGTACTCAACTGTAGGATTACCAGCTCCTGCTTCTAAATCTATATTATACATGTCGCAGACAGGGATAAATAAAAATTCTCCTGGTCCTAGTACTGCAAACCAATCATCTGCTGTTGAGTCAGTTACCCAAGCAGATCGCCTAGCTGATACTTCTACAAATTCTCCTGTAGTAGTACTTAAATTTTTCATATATACATATGCTCTATTATCAGTACCTGCGAGAGCTTTTAATGAGATTTGATCTTCTGTCCCGTCTCCTGTTAGATATAGCTTACCTATAAGTTGTTGATCTCCTGCAGGAGAAAGTGAGTCTGTCTCTGTAAAACTAAGAGTTTGCTTTGCAAACAAGTCAGTACTAGAGAGAGACAGTGTTACATTTACTGTTGCCATATTATTGTTTTTTTAAATTCGCGAATTAAAGAACAAAAATACACAAATATTTT